ACGACCTGCTGGTCCCGCCCCGTGAGTACAAGGCCAATCTGGAATGGCGGAAGCGTGCCCTGCATGCAAGTCTGGAGTCGCAGGATTTTGCGTCGATTCTGTGGCAGGCATGCAGTCGTGACGTGGTGACGTGGTTCAACGGCTTTGCCTACACCTGGGATCCTCGCAAGGAGCCTTCCACACTGCCGTTCATTCTGTATCCGTTCCAGGAGGAGGCGGTCCGGACCATCGAGTCCTCGATTGGACAGTCTGATCTGGTGATCTCAAAGAGCCGGGACATGGGGGCCAGTTGGGCACTGCTGGGGGTGTTCCTGTGGCGGTGGCTGTTCCGGCCTGGTCAGTCGTTCTTGCTGGTTTCCAGAAACGAAGACTACGTCGACAAGTCTGGCAACCCGAAGAGTCTGTTCTGGAAGCTGGACTTCGTGTTGCGTCATCTGCCGACGTGGATGAAGCCGGGGATGGTGCGTGCGAAGTTGCGTCTGACCAACAAGGACAACGGTTCCACGATCGACGGGGAGTCCACGACGGGTGATGTGGCTCGTGGCGACCGCCGAACCGCCATTGCGTTGGACGAGTTTGCGGCATTCGACATTGAGGCGGGCTACCGGGCGTTGAGTGCGACCCGTGACGCCACCCGGAGCCGGATCTTCAATTCGACGCCCGCCGGCACCGGCAATGCGTTTGCCGACATCGCCATGAACCAGAACATCCCGCACCTGCGGATGCACTGGTCCAAGCACCCCGAGAAGGCCGAGGGCCTGTACGACGATGGCGGCAAGGTCCGCTCACCGTGGTACGACCGTGAATGCAAGCGATGCGTGTCCCCGATGGAGATCGCCCAGGAACTGGACATCGACTTCTCGGCCAGCCAGAGCGTGTTCTTCGACTCGGCCAAGATCGGACTGATTTCCGCCAAGTGCAGACGGCCTGACTTCGTTGGGAACTTGCACGAGTCTGTGTTCCGCGAGGACCCGCGTGGCTGTCTGAAGCTGTGGTGCCGCATGATGCCTGATGGCATGCCCCTGCCCAGCGACTACGCGATGGGCGCCGACATCTCCGCCGGCACTGGTGCGAGCAATTCGTGCATCTCGGTCGTGGACCGCCGAACTGGAGAGAAGGTCGCCGAGTGGGTGTCCGCGACGCATCGTCCTGATCAGATGGCTGGGTGTGCCGTGGATCTGGCGGAGTGGTTTCAGACCGAGGACGGGTATCCGGCGTATCTGATCCACGAGGCTGCTGGCCCTGGTCGGATCTTCGGGGATGCCTGCATCGAGCGTGGATTCCGGAATTTCTACCTCAGACCCGTCGAAGGCGTACTCAGTCGGCAGCTCACCCAGCGGATCGGTTGGATCCCGAACAGGGAGAGCAAGATTGCGCTCTTTGGAAACTACCGGAAGATGTTGTTTGATGGCGCATTCTCGAACCCGTCCAGGGACGCAGTCGAGGAAGCAAGGGAGTTCGTGTACACAAGTACCGGAATCGAGCACGTTCGTGCCGTGAGCACTCAAGATCCCAGTGGAGCACGTCTGAATCACGGCGACCGTGTCACTGCGGACGCCTTGGCGGCGCTTGGGGTGGCTGGTGGGCGTGCAAATCAGGTCAAGTTGGACCTTGGTCCTCAGCCGGGGAGCCTGAAATGGCGCCGTGACCGTGCCGAGGCTACGGCCACCAGTGGGGAATGGTCATGGTGAGAGAGAAGCTCCAGCGTCTGGGCAGTGCCGTGGAGTGGTCGAGACTCCGGATGCAGCCGTTTCGGGAGCGCCGAATGGCCTCGATCCGGCACTATCTGGGTGCCCACTACGGCGAATCCGGCGATCGCATGCCGCTCAACATGATGGAGCTGGCGATCGGCATCTTCAAGCGGCAATTGGCCGCTCGAAACCCCGGTGTCATCGTCCGAAGCCGCACCAGGGCCATGCGTCCGGTCGCCAAAAAGCTCGAACTGACCGTCAACAAGGTCATGGACGAGATCGACCTGTCCGAGACGTTCCAGAGAGTCGTCTTCGACGCGATCTTCGGCGTCGGGGCCGTCAAGATCGGCGTGACCGAGATCGATGGCGGAATCGGGAGTCTTCACGACGCGGATCTTCCGTTCGTCGACCCGGTCCTGATGGACGATCTGGTGCTGGACATGCGTGCCACGTCGTTCGAGGGCATGCGATTCTCCGGAAACAGGTACATCCTGCCGTTTGAGATCGCCAAGGAGAGCAAGCTCTTCGACATGAGGGGCCTGAGTCCGAACCGTCCCAATCCGTACAACGAGCAGGGCGATCCCCGTCTCCAGACCATTGGAACGTCTGGATTGATGGACGAGGACTCGGAACTGGTGCCGACGATCGAGTTGTGGGACATCTGGATGCCCCTCGATCGCAAGGTGATGACCTTCCGATCCGATGACGACGGCAAGATCGTGACCGCGAAGCCGCTTCGCGAGGTCGATTGGGAGGGTCCCGAGCGTGGCCCATACGAGTTTCTGTGTCTGGGCGAGTTGAGCGGAAACCTGATGCCGGTCCCGCCAGTCAACACGTTGGTCGACCTGAACGATGGCATCAATGTGGTGATGCGGAAGCTGATCCGCCAGTCCGAGCGACAGAAGACGATCACGATGGTCGCTGCGGGTGCCGACGAGGACGGCGAGCGGATTCTGGAGGCTGAAGACGGCGACGTGATTCGCGTGGATCGCCCCGAAGCCACGGCGCAGGCGTCGTTTGGCGGCGTCGATCAGGCCAGTCTGGCGTTCTTGATCCAGATGCGGGACATGTTTTCCTATGTGTCTGGCAACCTGGACGCCATGGGTGGACTGTCGAACTCCGCCGAGACTCTCGGCCAGGAGCAGCTCATCCAGGCGAGTGCGTCTCAGAAGATCCGGGACTACCAGTCGCGGATGCTGTCGTTCGCGAAGCGTGTGACCAGGCAGATCGCGACGTATGTGTTCTACGACCCGAAGACCAACTACCAGATCATGTTGCCGCTTGCCGACAACGGCATCGAGGTGCCTCTGGAGTTCACGCCGGCGGACCGCGAAGAGGCCGACTTCATCGACTTGACGTTCGATGTGGCCCCAGCATCCATGCAGGACGCCAGCAACACCCAGCGAATCGACACGATCACCAAGACGGTCACGCAGTATCTGGCCCCGCTGATGCCCGCCATGCAGATGCAGGGCCTGACGATCGACGTGCCGTCGCTGATGAACCACCTGTCGGACCTGACCAACACGACCGAACTCAAGGACCTTGTGATTCCCGCCAGCCAGGCGCCAGAATTCGCCACTGATCAGACCGGCGCCAACATGTCCAAGCCCTCGGTGACGACACGACGCTACGAGCGCATCAATCGGCCAACCGGGGGCACCCGATCAAGCCGGGACAATGTGATGACGCAGATCCTGTCTGGCGGAAACCCCAACCAGCAGCAGCGTGACACGCTGACACGGACCCCCGACTGATGCCGATCTACTGCTACCGGGACCCGGACGGGCAACTTGTCGAACTGAAGATGTCCTATGCGGAGATGTTGCGTCGGCAGACCGACGGCAAGATCGAGCACGAGGGGACGACATTGACCCGAGACATCGTCGCCGAGCACCAGCACACCGTGCCCGGCTGCGCCGGCTGGCCGATCTGGTCCGACGCGGCAGCGGTGCATCCATCGGATGTCCCGAACACCGATGCACAACTCAAGTCCAGGGGGGTGAACGTGTCTTTCGACCGTCATGGCCGTCCGAAGTTCGAGAATGCGGCACACCGACGGAGTTATCTGAGAGCCATGAAGCTCCACGACAGGAATGGATATGACTGAACAAGCGACCACCGAAGAAGTCAAGGACGACCCGTTCGACATCCGAGACCCGACCCGTGAAGCCGAGAAGGAGGCTGTTCGAGAGGTCGAGGAGGAGGACGAACAAGCGGAGGCCAGCATCTCCCAGGATGACGACGGCGAGGCCGACGTAGACGACTCCGCACCGGAAGAGTCGGACGACGAGATGGAAGACGAACCCGAGGAATCCGATGAAGTAGTGGACGAGTCTGAAAGCGATAAGATTCGTCAAGTCGATCCAGAGCCCTTCCAGGGGGAGATCGATCCCGCCAGCTTTCTCGACGAGGACCTGGCGAAGACCGTGCTTCAGCAGCAGCGCCTCATCAACCAGTTGATGGAGCGTGTTGAGGCCGCCGGGATCTCGGATCCGATTCAAGGCGCGCTTGATTCGGTAGCCGAGACGTTTCCCGATGTGTTTGGTGCTTCCGGCAGTTTGGACGCCAAGCAGAAGTCCGCCCGCGATCAGTTGATCGAGTCGGCGACGACCCTGAAGGCCGATTACGCCCGCAAGGGGAAGCCGTCACCCGGTTGGGAAAAGCTGATCAAGATGGCGATGAATGTTGACTTCCCTGATCTTTCTGAACGCATGACAAAGCGTCAGACTCGATCGAAGCGTCGGGAGTCGCAGCGACTGCCCCGTCCCACGGCACGCCAATCGGACATGACGCCGGAGGAGCGGGCGGTCCAGAAGCTGCGAGAGAAGATGCTGAAGATGGAGTTTGGCGACTAGGAGTGAATCATGGCAACCCTTCAGGCTGACCAGATTCTGGACCTCATCAAGACCACCCAGCGGGAGCTGGGTGAGCTGAAGTTCACGGAGCTGGCTAGCGACCTGACCGAGCATGTCGCGATGGAGCAGTTGCTCCGGAAGAATCGCGCCACGTTCGACAGCGGCACCGGCATCCAGTTCAACCTGATGGTTGGGCACAGCGATGCCGCCAAGGAGGTCGGACTCTTCGAGGTCGACTCCCTCGACATCCAGGATCACATGATTCTGGGCAACATTCCGTGGCGTCACACCAACGTCAACTACGCCATCGAGCGTCGTGAAATCGCGATGAACCGCGAGCCCCGTCGGCTTGTGGAGTTGATCAAGATTCGCCGTTCGGACGCGATGGCGTCTCTGGCCGAGCTGATGGAGAAGCGGTTCTGGGGCAAGCCCGGATCGTCCGCCGACCAGAAGCAGGCGTACGGTCTGTCGTACTGGATCGTCTACAACCCCAACGCCAGCACGCCCGGTTTCGAGGGTGGCAACCCCGCTGGATTCTCGCAGGGTGCCGCGAACATCGACTCCGACGCCTACCCGCGTTGGCGGAACTGGTCCGCGAAGCACACTGCCGGCGAAGGTGCCCTCGACACGCTCGTCGACAACTGGCGAGAGGCTGCGGTCAAGACCGCGTTCAAGCCGATTCCAGGCGTGACCGACACGCCGTACGGAACCGGAACGTCGTACGGCTACTACACCAATTACGACGTGCTTGGTAAGCTTGAGAAGCGTCTCAACAACCAGAACGACAACCTCGGAAACGACCTGGCTCCCAAGGACGGCAAGGTCATCTTCCGTGGCGTTCCAGTGACCTACGTCCCGTACCTCGACAAGAGCGAGTCCGAGCCGGTCTTCGGGATCAACTGGGGCAAGTTCCGCCCGGTGTTCCTGTCGGGCGAGTTCATGCGGGAGATGGGTCCCGAAGTGGCTCCGTCGCAGCACACGGTCTATGTCACGCATGTCGACACGACCATGAACTACCTGTGCTACGACCGCCGTCGCCAGTTCGTGCTCGCCAGTGGCTCCGACGCCACCCTCGGTCTCTGACGAAAGGAGTATTGAACTATGGCACAGGGAATTGTGACTTATCTGGGTGGTGCGACCCGCTCCAGCCAGTGGATGGATTCGCTTGCGAATCCGTCGAAGGCGTCTTGGTTCTTCACGGACTGCTTCGACACCGTCGGCCTGTCCGGGTCCGCCAGTGAGAACGGCGGCCTGAACGGCCAGATCGATTGCGTTGGCAGCAGCTCGGCTGCCACCACCACCTCTCTTGCGGTGCTGGCGAACGCCCCGGAGTCTCTGAGTTTCGAGGCCAAGGGTGCGTTCACCGGGACCGGCGTGAATGGTGTCGTCGGCCTGGCCGTCGTCGCCGCAAACGCCTCGCCGGTCGCCGCGTCCACGCAGGGTGCGTACTTCACCGTCGTTGGCGGTGAGATCGTGTTCCGTGTCCGGAACGCCGGCGGTGCCACCGACACCACCATCGGCACCATGGTGGCCGACGCCGATGTCCGCCTCGGCTTCGAGTTCAAGGCGGGGACC